AATTTAAAAAATATCCCTTCAGGCAATGGGGTGATATTGCCCATGAAAGATATAGTTAAAAGACAGGAGGAAAGTTATGACGGAAACGAGACTGGGACGTCAGACGCCTACTCAATCCGTAACGATTCCTTACTCAAAAACACGAGGACAAGAAGCTGCGGAACTGTACGCGAAGACGGGGAACGAGCTGCTTGAATGGCAACAGTTGCTACAATGCGACATTATGGCCGTAAACGATGATGGTTTATGGATGCATCAGAAATATGGCTATTCAGTGCCGAGACGAAACGGAAAGTCGGAAAATGTGTTGGCGCGCTGCCTATGGGGACTGAAAAACGGCGAAAGAATTCTATACACGGCACACAGAGCAACAACATCACACGCAGTGTGGGAGCGGCTGGATCGAATGTGCGAAAAAGCAGGAATCAAGATATCATCATCATTTAAGGCGTTCGGAAAAGAACACTTATACACAAGTGATGGAGGTGTGGTGGAATTCCGAACAAGAACATCATCGGGCGGACTTGGCGAAGGGTACGACGTGTTAATTATAGATGAGGCACAAGAATACACGGAAGCACAGGAGACGTCACTGAAATATATTGTATCAGACAGCGAGAACCCACAAACAATCATGCTTGGAACGCCGCCGACGGCGGTATCGGCCGGAACAGTTTTTACAAAATATAGGGAGACAGTACTTGCCGGCCGGGGATTTGACTCTGGATGGGCGGAATGGTCGGTTGAAAACTTGACATCCGCGAACGATGTTGAGGCGTGGTACGAAACAAACCCGTCGTTAGGAACAATACTGACAGAAAGGAAGATCCGGGCAGAAATTACAACGGATGATATAGATTTTAACATCCAAAGACTGGGACTGTGGTTAAAATATAATCAAAAATCGGCGATTAGTAAAACAGAGTGGGAATCACTGGCGATCGCATCAAAACCAAAATTAAAAGGAGAACTTTTTGTTGGGGTTAAATATGGACATGACGGACAGCATGTTGCGATGTCGGTAGCATCAAAAACGAATGAAGGAAAAATTTTCGTTGAGGCACTCGACTGCAGAACAATCCGCGAAGGGAACGACTGGATACTATCATACATTGCGGAAATGAAACCCAAAACGGTAGTTGTAGACGGAGCGAACGGGCAGCATATACTCGAAAAAGACATGAAAGATGCAAAAATGAAAGCACCAACCCTGCCAACTGTAAAAGAAATTATAGGAGCAAACGCGACTTTTGAACAAGGACTGTTTAAAGGAAATATCTGTCATTCTAACCAAGCATCGTTAACACAGTCTGTAAGCAACAGCGAAAAAAGGGCGATAGGATCAAACGGAGGATTCGGATACAGATCATTAAAAGAAGGGGTTGAAATCGCGCTGCTTGACAGTGTGATCCTTGCATACTGGAAATGCACAGAAACAAAGGAACGAAAAAAACAGATAGCAAGATATTAAAAAGACGCTGGAAACAGCACTTTTTTAATATACAAAAATACCAAAACCACCGGGTTAAGCGGGGAAAGGAGAACAAAAAATGAGTGATTTTGAAGCTATTGAAACGCGAGAACAGTTCGAGGAGGCTGTGAAAGATCGGCTGGAACAGGAAAGAGAAACGGTAAGAAGGGAATTTAGCGGATACTTATCACCAGAAGCTGTGGAAGAGAAGTACAAAGAGTACTTATCACCGAAAGAAGCAGAAGAGAAGTACAAAGGGTATTTATCCCCGGAAGATGCGGCGAACAAAGACGCCACGATCGCAAAGTACGAAAAAGAATCGAAAAGGGTAAAAGTGGCAATGGAAAACGGAATTCCCTACGAACTTGCAGGGAAGTTGTCAGGGGAAACAGAAGACGAAATGAAGAAAGACGCGGAAGCTTTTTCTAAATTTTTGAAGGGAAAAACCACATACCCGAACTTTACACGAGACACAGACAATAAAGACGACTCGATCAGAGAAGCAACGAAAAAAATGTTAAACAATTTGAAAGGAGAATAAGAACATGGCAACAGGAAGAGAAAATTTATTTGACGCGGTACTTGTAAAAGATCTAATGAACAAAGTGAAGGGAAAATCATCTTTAGCGGTTTTGTCGGGACAGACGCCGATCCCATTCAACGGACTGAAAGAATTTATTTTTTCAATGGACAATGAGATCGATATTGTAGCAGAAAACGGGAAAAAGTCAGAGGGCGGCATTACTGTAGATCCGGTAAAAATCGTGCCAATCAAATTTGAGTACGGAGCGAGAGTTTCAGACGAATTTTTGTACGCGACAGAAGAAGAACAGCTTGATATTTTAACAGCGTTTAACAATGGTTTTGCGGCAAAAGTAGCGAAAGGTTTTGATCTGGCAGCGTTTCACGGCATTAACCCACGGACAGGCGGAGCATCAACAGTTGTAGGCACGAATCACTTTGACAGTAAAGTAACACAAAAAGTCGAATATACAAAAGGAACGCCGGATACAAATTTAGATGCGGCGATTGCAATGGTGCAGGGATCGGACGGAGACGTTACAGGGATAGCGCTGTCAAATGCATTCGGGGCAGACATGGCAACGGTAAAGGAAAACGGAGTCAGACAGTACCCAGAATTTAGGTTTGGAGCATCGCCGGAATCTCTCGGAGGAATGAAAACAAGTGTAAACAAGACTGTATACAACGACACTGTGAAAGATCACGCAATCGTGGGCGATTTTTCCAACGCTTTCAAGTGGGGGTTCTCGAAAGAAATTCCTTTGGAGATCATCAAATATGGCGATCCGGACAACACGGAAAAAGATTTAAAAGGTTACAACCAGGTTTACATCCGCGCAGAAGTCTATCTCGGATGGGGAATTCTTGTGCCGGAATATTTCGCAAGGGTGGTAGACAAAGCTTGATATACAGAAACAAACGAACAGGGAATGTGATCGAAACACAGTGCGAACTGAAGGGTGGAGACTGGGAGGCAGAAAAGCCGCCCAGATCCACCACTAAAAAGAGAAAGACGGTGAAAAAAAGATGAATAATTTTGCCAAGATCGAAGATGTTGAAAAACTGTGGAGATCGCTGACAGAAGACGAAAAAGAGCGCGCAAAAAACTTACTGCCAATAGTAGAGGATAGCTTGAGAATGGAAGCCGATAAGGTGGGGAAAAACCTTGATCGTATGATAGAAGAAAAATCATATTTAGAAAATGTTGCAAAGTCTGTAGTTGTAGATGTGATAGCGCGCACGCTTATGACGTCAACAGACGCAGAGCCGATGACGCAACGGTCAGAATCGGCACTGGGTTATTCTGTTTCTGGGACATACCTAGTACCGGGAGGCGGATTATTTATTAAAAAAAGCGAGTTGGCAAGGCTCGGACTGAAACGACAAAGAATAGGGGTGATTGATCTGTATGGCGATGATAAAAGGGATCACAGTGACACTTTATGAAAAGGAAAAAATAAATGAAGATCCATTTGGAAAACTGATCTACAAGGAAACGCCGACAAAAGTTGAAAATGTACTTGTAGCCTCCACGAATACACAAGAGGTTTTGGATGCGCTGAACTTAACGGGGAAAAAGGCAGTTTACACGATCGCAATACCTAAAGGAGATAAGCACACATGGAAAGATAATAAAGTAGAATTTTTTGGAGAAATCTGGAAAGTAATAGGATTTCCGCAGCAGGGAATCGAACAAAATATACCGCTGGAATGGAATCAAAAGTGGATGGTAGAGCGATATGGGTAAGAAAGCGAAAATTGTCTTAAATAGAAAAGGAATCACAGCATTATTGCGGTCGGAAGAGATGCGCGCAACCATACAAAAACACGCGGAACGAATTGCCGGAACATCCGGCGGAACAGTCGAGACATATGTAGCACAAACAAGGGCGGTTGCGGAAGTAACAGGAGACGACGGAAACAACAGCCTATTAAAGGCGGTGGGAAAATGATCGAAGAAATTGTAAGAGAACACCTAAAAACGATTTTGGACGTACCGGTGTTAATGGAAGAAGAAAACAAGGAAAAGAAATATATCTTGCTTGAAAAGACTGGAGGAAGCGAAGTGGATCATATTAAACATGCAACACTGGCGGTCCAGTCTTTTTCTGACACGCTCTATTCCACGGCAAAATTAAACGAAGAAATGAAGGAAGCGATGAAGCGAATCACGGAAAGAGATGGCGTTTGCAGGTGCGAACTAAACAGTGACTACAATTACACGGATACAAAAAGAAAAAAATACAGATATCAAGCGGTATTTAACATAGCGTACTACTGAAAGGAGAAAGAAAAATGACAAATGTGAACAATGTAAGTGCAGGAAAACCCAAAATAGGAGGAGCAGTCTTCGTAGCGCCGATTGGAACAGAGCTGCCGGAAGATGTAACGACACAACTTAACGCGGCTTTTAAGGGACTTGGATATTGCTCTGACGATGGGATAACAAACACAAACAGCCCGGAAACTGAAGAGCAAAAGGCATGGGGCGGAGATACAGTGCTGAACATGCAGGCAAGCAAAGCAGATACGTTTAAATTAAAGCTCTTGGAAGTGCTGAATGTAGATGTATTAAAAACAGTGTACGGGGAAAACAACGTAACGGGAACGATAGAAGACGGAATAACAATTAAAGCAAACAACAGTGAGACAGAACAAGTATCTTGGGTATTTGACATGATACTAAAAGGAGCGGTGAAAAGAATTGTAATTCCGCAAGCAAGCATCTCAGAGCTAGGGGATATTGTATACAAAGACAACGAGGCAACGGGATACGAATTGACAATCGCAGCAGTCGCAGACAAGACGGGAAATACACACTACGAATATATTAAAAAAGCA